CGACTCAAGTAGTAGAGCAGGTTACTTAGAATTTAGTGGTCAAGGACTTCAGGCTTTAGAGAAGGCTATGGAAGAGAAGCGTTCAATGATGGCTTCATTAGGTGCTCAACTACTACAATCTCAGAAAGCAGGTATTGAATCAGCAGATAGCATCAGGTTAAGACAGAACGCTGAAGCATCTACTTTAGTCGGTGTGGTTAAGACAGTTGAGAGAGCAATCAAACAAGCGTTAATTACTATGGCTGAATGGGAAGGTGTAGCAGGTGATGTTGTTGTTAATCTGAATACTGACTTTGTAGATACTAAAATCAACGCTCAAGATATGAGTTCATTAATGGGTGCTTGGCAGTCGGGTGGTATTAGTCACGATACATTCTTATTCAATATGAAGAAAGGTGAGATATTAGCACCAGATACTACTATTGAAGATGAGAAAAGTAAAATTGATGTAGATGTCTAAAACCGTTAATGAAAGAGTAAAGGATAAGATTATTGGTCATTCAGTTGACCTTAATCGCCTTGAAATTCAAATGAAGAAGGATATTGTCAAGGAATTAAAAGTCCTTGAGAAAGACCTTATCAAAAAGTTAGAGAAGTCAAACATCTTAAACGGCAAACCTATGACAAGGTTTAAACAGAAACGATTACAGACATTACTTAAACAAACACAAGAAACAATTAAAACTTCTTATGCCAGAATCAGAGTTCAACTGAATGATGATTTAGTTAAGGTAGCAGGTATATCAGAAGCACAGACCATAAACGCTTTAAATTCTTCAATTAAGACCGAAGTATTATCTACTGCTATGAGCAAACAAGTATTAAAGGCTATTGCTTCAAACTCGCTTATTGAAGGTGCTCCCAGTAAAGAATGGTGGGCAAGAAGAAGCGTAGCATTGAAAGATAAGTTTTCAGATACCGTCAGACAAGGTATGTTGTCAGGTGAAACCACTCCAAAGGTTGTTCAATCGTTAAGAGGAACAAAAGCATTAAGATATAAAGATAGCGTTCTAAGTGGTAATTATAGAAGTGCTGAAGCCTTAGTAAGGACAAGCATACAGACAGTGGCAAACAATGCGAGAATTGAAACTTACAGAGAGAATGATGATTTGATTAAAGGCGTTGAATGGTCAGCCACCTTTGATAGCAGGACTTCTGATATTTGTGCCACACTTGATGGATTACAGTGGGATTTAGAATATAGACCTTTAGGACACGGTACGCCCTTTCCCGGATTCATTGCTCATTGGAATTGTCGCTCAACTACAGTGGCTATTGTTAAGAGTTGGAAAGAATTAGGTGCTAAGGGTAAGTTTAAAGAGATTCCCAAATCAACTAAAGCCAGTATGGATGGTCAAGTTAGTGGAAAAATGAATTATGAAAGTTGGTTAAAAACTAAAAGCCCTGCTTTTCAGAAAGAAACATTAGGTGCTGGTAAATATAAATTATGGAAAGAAGAAAAACTAGGATTTAGCGATATGGTTAGTGGTAATGGCAAACCTTTAACTCTTGGTCAATTAGAAACAAAATTAAACCTTTAAAAAAACGCAGTTTATGTAAAATACAGATTGTCAGTGACGATTTAATAATTATTCGGAGAATAAAATGAGTGAAGTAGCAGTAGAAACAAAAACCTATTCAGAAGAAGAGTATGGAAGTCTTAAAACAAAGTTAGACGAATTTCGTTCTAACAATGTAACCCTATTAAAGAAACAAGAAGAACTTGAAACAAAGTTTAATGGCATTGATTTAGATTCATATAACGATATGATTCAACAGGCTCGTGATTTGAAAGATAAGAAACTAATAGACGAAGGCAAGATTGATGAGTTATTAGAAGAGCGTACCAAGTCAATGAGAGAAGAACATAATAATGCCCTTGAAGGTATGAAGGGTGAGCAATCAAACCTTACTAAGAAATTAGAGCATTTATTGATTGATAACGCAGTAAGAGATTCGGCTTTAAAGGCTGGTGTGGTTGATACTGCGATTGATGATGTTGTATTACGCTCACAATCTATCTTCTCAGTTAAAGAAGGTCAGGCTGTACCTCACGATAAAGATGGAAACATAATCTTTGGTAATGGTAATAGCGACCCTATGAGTGTTAATGAATGGGTTAAGGGCTTAACAGAATCAGCACCTCATTTATTCAATGCTTCTACTGGTAGTGGCTCACAACACGGCTCTAGTTTTAATGGAACAAGCAATACAGTATCAAGAGATGTATTCAATAGTATGTCACAACAAGACAGAAGTAAGTTCGCTATTGATGGTGGTAAAGTTGTAGATAAATAAAAATACTCTCTCCTCAAGTTAGTTTTTTAGCCCTTCTTCATTGAAGGGTTTTTTTTGTATTTAGTATTTGACACGACTTTGTTTTATGCTATGATGTTAATCAAGCAACGGTGTTGCCTAATTTTCTACAGCGTAGATACAACAATTAGGGGGCATTTGACTCTCTAATATTTAAAATTAAATAAGGAGTCAATATAATGGCAAATACTTTAACAAATCTAGCCGGTGATATTTATAAAGCCGCAGACACAGTTGGTCGTGAATTAGTAGGTTTTATCCCTTCAGTTACTATCAACGCAGGTTCAGAAAGAGCCGCAAAGGGCGATACTATTCGTTCGTTTATCACTGCTTCAGCAACCGCTAATAACATTGCTGAATCAATGACAATCCCACAAGGTGATGACCAAACTATCACAAGTTCAACTATGACTTTGAGTTCTGCTAAAGCAGTTCAAATTCCAATGACTGGTGAAGATGTCAAACATCTAAATAATGGTTCAGGTTATGAAACAGTTTATGGCGACCAAATTGCTCAAGCAATGCGTACCCTAACTAATGCTATTGAATCAGACTTGGCTACTGCCGCTTATCAAGGTGCTTCTCGTGCTGTTGGTACTGCTGGTACTACTCCATTCGCTTCAAACTTTAATACTATTGCTCAGGCAAGACAAATTATTGTTGACAATGGTGGTGCTACTAATGATGGTCGTTTATCTCTAGTGATGAATACTTTGGCTGGTACTAATCTTCGTAACTTATCTTCTTTACAAAGCGTAAATCAAGCAGGTTCAGATGTTATGTTGCGTCAAGGTACTTTGTTAGATTTACAAGGTGTTATGATTAAAGAGTCTGCTCAAGTTGTAGCACATACTACTGTGGGTTCTGATGACCACGTGGTTAATGGTGTTACTGCAGTTGGCGATACTACAATTACTGTAGATGGCACTCAAACTACTGATTGTGCGGCTGGTGATGTTGTTTCATTCTCAGGCTCAAGTGCTAACTATGTTGTTGCTAATCAGACTACTTCGTCTTCACTTGTTCTTAACTCACCGGGTGGTCAAGCAATCATTGCTGATAACGAAACTATTGCTACTGGTGCAAGTTACACAGGTAATGTGATGTTTAACCAAAATGCTATTGAGTTAGGAATGAGAGCACCTGCTGTTCCTAATGGTGGTGACTCAGCAGATGATGCTATGTTAGTACAAGACACACATTCAGGTTTAGTGTTCGAGATTCGTGTTTACAAGGGTTACCGTAAGCAGATGATTGAAGTTGCCGCTACTTGGGGTACTAAGGCTTGGAAGTCTGACAATATTGCTCTATTAATGGGTTAATATTTAATATCATATCAAATTGGGGCGGAGTTATGACCACCCCACCTAATTTAAAAACGGAGAATAAAATGCCAAAAGAAAGTATTAAAAAGACTATTAAAAAGGTAGTCAAAAAAGCAACTCCAAGTAAGTTTGTTGAAATGACAAGAGAAGATGGCTTAAAGGCTAATGTTCATATTAACAATGTAGCAAAATTCAAAGACGCTGGATATAGATAATGGCAATTGACGCAACCGCTAATGGTGCTAGTGCTGATAGTTACGCTACAGTAGCAGAGGGTGATACATATCACGATAACCATTTATACGCTACTGATTGGACAGGTGCTACTACTGCCAATAAAGAGAAAGCCCTTAAAATGGCTACTCGTATATTAGATGAAAAAATAGACTGGTCTGGAACTAAGACAACCGATTCACAGGCTTTAGCGTGGGGAAGGAGTGATGTTCTAGATGACGGTTATTCAGTATCATCAACAATCGTACCTGAACCAGTTAAGAACGCTACTATTGAATTTGCTCGTCATTTATTAGCAAGTAACTCAACTGGTAATGCTGATGGTAAGGGTTTATCTAGTTTGACTGTAGGCTCTATCTCATTAGCCTTTGATAAGACTGATACTGCTGGTGTTATGCCTTCTATTGTTCAAGAAATGCTAAGAGGCTGGGGAACTATTAATGCTCGTGCTAAGTTTGGTACGGTAGCAGTAGTTAGAACTTAATGGGATTAAAGGCATCAATAGGAAAGATTGTAGAGTCGGCTATTGTTACTGTAGGTGACTTAGCAGAAACTATTACCTATAACGCTAGGACTACTGGTTCGTATAATGTTACAACTGGTGCTGTGGCTCACACTACTACTACTTATTCATTAAAGGCTGTATTAAGCCCTCTAGGTGGGAAGGTAGATTCTAATGATGTGAGTTCACAATTTACTGGTGACTTGAGTGCTATCTTTGCTAGTAGAGATTTAGCAGTAACTCCTGATACCAATGATACAATTACTAGAGATTCAGTGATATATGCAATTAACAATATATCGTCTGACCCTGCGTTAGCATCTTATACTTTAATATTGACGAGGGTAGGATGAGTGTAAACGCCTTTAACATGGACTTAAACAGATTAGCCAAAGACTTGGGTATTGAGACTGATAAGGTTGTGCGTAAAGTAACCTTCCAACTTTGGAATGGTATTACACTAAAGACACCAGTTGATACAGGTCGTGCTAGAGGCAACTGGAACTTATCTGAAGATAATGCTGATACAAGTATTAATAAAGGTGCGACTAGTGTTCAATCTTATAGTGAGCCAACAGGTAAGAAGGCTATTTACATAACTAATTCATTGCCTTATATTCAAGCCCTTGAAAAAGGCTCAAGTAAACAAGCACCAACAGGCATGGTTGAGATAACTATGAACAATGTAGGGAGCAGTTTAGGATAATGAGTTTTGCTAGTGAAAGGACTAATATTGAAGGAAGGTTTAATACTAATTGGACTACAACTACTATCGCTTGGGGTAATGCTGATTTTGATACGCCAAATAATGCGGAATGGGTGAGATTTAATATTCTTAACGGCATTAGTGGGTATAGAGCAATTAACGGCTTAAAGAGGCACACAGGCATTATCAATATACAAATATTTGCACCTGCTAATTCGGGTACTCACACCATCAGAGGTTATGCTGATACAATAGCGACTATATTTGATGGAGTTAGTTTTAATGATGTGGTCTGTGACGTAGCAAGTATTGAGACTGTAGGTACTGATGACCGGTGGCATCAGATTAATGTTAATATTCCATATTGGAGAGACGAATGAAAAATCAAATAGTTTTATATCCACCTAACGGTGGTAAAGAAGGTGTTACGCCACACCCTTCAAAGATTGAAGAAATGAAGGCGAATGGCTGGGTTGAGAAATCCGATAATAAAAAAGTAAAGGTTAAGGAGAATACAGATGGCAAATCATAAAGGTTCAGAGGGTTTAGTAAAAGTTGGTTCAAACACAGTAGCAGAGATTAAGGACTTCAGTTTAAGTGAAACTGCGGAAACTATTGATGATACTACAATGGGCGATTCTGCTAGAACAAAGAA